TCAATACCGTGGAAAAAAACGAGTATGGTTAGAAGTAAAAATGAATCACACAGATAATCTTGGTAATGAAAGAGTTTTCTATAATGGCAAAAGTTGGGATGGTGGTAGAGATAAAAAAAGCGGTAAACTTTCACCTTTAAAAACCTACATCGTTAATTTTTTAAATAAATCTGATGAGGCTAAATCCTTTATATCAGATCTAGAGAAATTTTCAGGAATCAAAGATTGCAAGGTGCCGACTACAAAGGGTGGATTAAAGGATCCAAAAGCAGTTCCACTTGATGTAATGAAAGATTTCTTCAAAACACGTAATCGTTATATAATGAATAAAAGTAATGTAGATTTAGGTAAAATTGTAAGAAAACATTATTTAGAAGGTAAAGCAGAACCTGCATATTATTTACAAGCTGGTGATGATTTCTATATATTTGATAAAAAACAAAATCCATGTAATGTTCCAAACGACGTTCCAGTATTTAAAGGAACAGGTGAATTTAAAATGAGAGTTGGCACTCGATCTCAATTTTATGAAGTACAGCCTGAAGTAAAAGTTAAAAATATGGGCGATAGTAAATATTCTGTTAAACCTGGAACTAATAAGAAAAATCCTTTCGAATCTATGAAATAATAGGAAAATACAATGCTTAATTTTAAATCCCATATGAATGAACCTCTTAATGAAAGTGCTTTGACAGCTCTTCGTGTTGCAACAAAAGCTCATAAAGGTCAGTTTAGAAAAAGTGGTGGAGAGTATATTGTGCATCCAAAAGAAGTTGCTCGATTCGTAAAACAATTTAAAAAGTCTAATAACTTATCAGCTTTGATTCAAGCTGCTTATCTTCATGATACGCTTGAAGATACAGATACTACATATGCAGATTTAGTTAAACAGTTTGGTGCTCTTGTTGCTGATATGGTTCAAGAATTAACTACTGACAAACAGGCTTCTGATGCAATTGGTAAAGGTGAATATATTGCAAACAAAATGGCTAAGATGTCGAGTTGGGCATTGGTTGTAAAGCTAGCAGATAGACTGGCAAATGTTCAAGACATTGATACTCGACCAGCAGATTTTCAAAAGAAATATGCAGCGCAAACTATATTAGCTATTAATAGATTACGGAAAGATCGCTATTTAAGCCAGACTCACAATAAGATTATTTCAGCAATTGAGAAAAAAATTAAGGAATACATTCCGAAAAATGTTTAGGAAACTATTATGCTTAGATTTGGAAATTATTTAACAGAACAAAAGAACACTCACATGACCCATATTGAGGATCGTGTTCTTTATGGTGGTGTGAATGGAACTCGACAGGCAATATTCGCTTTAAGAGATTTAAGGGATATGCTAGGCGGTAAAAAAGAAGGCAGAGTAAGTGTTAAGTGGGATGGAGCTCCTGCCGTTTTTGCTGGCATTGATCCAAATGATGGAAAGTTTTTTGTAGCTAAAAAGGGTATTTTTAATAAAAACCCAATGGTGTATAAAACAGATGCAGAAATTGATGCTGATACTAAAGGTGATCTAAATGCTAAATTAAAAGAAGCTTTAAAGTATCTGCCTGCCCTTGGAATTAAAGGTGTTATCCAAGGAGACTTTTTATATTCAAAATCAGAACTCACTACTCAATCAATTGGCGGACAGAAGTACGTAGTATTTCATCCAAATACTATTGCGTATGCTATACCAGCTGAAACTGCTGCAGCAACTGCAGTCAAAAGAGCTAAGATGGGTATTGTATGGCATACTACATATACTGGTAATTCTTTTGAAACAATGAAAGCATCATATGGAGTTGACGTTTCAAAACTAAGAAAAAGTGCAGATGTTTGGTCACAAGATGCTATGCTAAGAGATTTAACAAGAGTTACTATGTCAGCTAAAGAAACAGAAGATGTAAATAAAAAACTATCTGAAATAGGCTTTTTGTTTAATCAAATTGGTGCATCTACATTAAAAACTCTTGAAAATAATAGAGATTTAGCTCAAACAATTGAGACATTTAATAATACATTTGTTCGTAAAGGTGAACAAATAAAGGATACAACTAAACATGTAAATGCATTAATTAAATGGGTTACTGCCCGCTATCAAAAAGAAATTGATAAGCGTAAAACTGAAAAAGGTAAAAATGCCCAGATGATAAAACGTGATGAATTTTTAAAATTCTTTTCACAAAAAAATAAACAAAATCTTAAAAAGATATTTGACCTTCAAAAGTTAATAATTGTTGTAAAATTAAAACTTATAAATATACTTAATAAGCTAAAGAGCATTGATACTTTCGTTAAGACACCTAATGGATTTAAGGTCACTGGCGAAGAAGGATATGTTGCTATAGACAAATTAGGTGGTGATGCGGTAAAGATTGTTGACAGATTAGAATTCTCGTACAACAACTTTTCGCCAGATATTTTAAAAGGATGGGATAAACCAGGAAGATGAAAAATGGATAAAAGATACACAAAACTATTGCGCACGCTTAATGAAAATAAAGCTGGGCGCCCCGTTTACTATTCAGTTGATCTTAATCATCGAATTCTGAAAGTGCATAATAGCAAAGAAGCTGGTATGAAATATATGGTCGACGGCAATGGACCAGATGGACATTTTTTAGTAAAAACAATTAGCAAAGCCCAAGGCAAAAAGCGTGAAGGGAGTTTTGTTGGGCGTGGGGTTAGCCGGCATTTAGACAACCGACCCTTTCCACACGATGATGGACCACATTATTCTGTACATAAAGAATCTGTTGAAAGAGCTAAAAATGTGGCAAGAGGAATGGGTGTTGATGTTGATAATGTAATCAGAGGAATGGGAAAAGGCCCACATGCTGAAAAAGATAAGGCAAGGGCGGCGAAAGAACAGAAACCAACATTAAAATCTAGAGCTAAAAATGTGGCAAGAGGAATGGGTGTTGATCCCGATAATGTGATGAGAGGAATGGGTTTTAAAGAATCTGTTTTACCAAGTTCCATTACTCCGCCTTTAGCACCAAAAGAAGATCGTGACCGGTCTGATAGAGTTAGAGATCATGAACTTGCTAAGCGGCATCATGAAAGACAGATGACTAGAGATCCAGAAAATAAAAAATACCATCTACAACAAGCATCTTTGCATTCTGCTGCCGAAGATGCTGGCGCTGAAGTCAGTCGTATTGCTCCTGGAAAGCTGCGAGATGCAGCAAATAGAGATTTTGAAATAAAAAGTAAAAAAGCTTTGGGCGAATCTGTTGAAGTTAATGAAGCACATACTATGGTTTGTAAAGATTGTGGTGATGAATTAAACAAACCAACAACTGATTGTAAAAATGATTGTAGTGATCCAAATGGTAGTCATTGGGTTAAAGAATATAATGAAGCTACTGAAGATGATTTACCAGAAGCATGGACTCCAGGAATGCGAAGAGCTGCTGCAAGACGTATGAAAGTCCTTGCTCCTCGTATTAAACTTGGAATCAAAAGATCTAAAAATAGAACTGCCACAAAAGAAAAATTAATGAACAGAGCAGTTAGAAAAGTTAAATCTGATCTTATCAAAAAATTTACAAAGGGTTCTAGCAAAACCGATTTATCTCCTGCAAGACGGGCAGATATGGAAAAACGTATTGCTAAACTAGGACCACGTATTAAACAATTAGCGCAAAAACAATTACCAGCTACTCGTAGAATGGAAGCTGATCGTAAAAGAAATAGAAATAAGTGAGCTATATGTAATGATTAATTCTTTTAAGCAGTATATTGTTGAAGAGGCAAAGACACTTTATTTTACATTTGGTAGAATGAATCCTCCAACTATTGGTCATGAAAAACTGCTAGAGGTGCTTTCTTCTAAGTCAGGTAATAATCCGTATCGAATTTATCTTTCTCAAACTATTGATAAAAAGAAAAATCCATTACCATATAATGATAAAGTTAAATATGCTAGGAAAATGATGCCTAAGCATGCTCGTTATATTATGTTAAACAAAAATGTTAAAACGATATTTGATGCAGCTAATGCTATTTACAATGAAGGATTTGTAAATGTAGTAATGGTAGTTGGATCAGATAGAATCACTGAGTTCAAATCTTTATTAACAAAGTATAATGGTAAAACAGGACAACGGTACGGTTTCTATAACTTTAGAACAATTGATGTAATATCAGCCGGTGAAAGAGACCCTGACTCAGAAGGCGTCGATGGTATGTCTGCATCTAAAATGAGAGCAGCTGCCAGTGATAATGATTTTAATCAATTTACAAAAGGCCTTCCAAAGAATTTTAGTAATAAAGATTCAAAGGACTTATTTAATGGCGTAAGATCTGGTATGGGTTTAAAAGAAGAAACTGAATTCTATAAGCATGTGCAGTTAGAATCTGTAGGTGATCTTCGAGAAAAATATATTCAAGGCGAGATTTATAATCTTGGTGAACGTTTACTTATTAAAGATACCGATGAATTAGCAGAAGTCACATTTCGTGGACCTAATTATTTAATTCTTGAGAAAGAAGATGGATCTATTGTAAGAAAATGGATCGAGGCAGTTGAATCACTTGATGAAGCAGCTAAAAAAGCTAATATGCCAAAATGGAAAAAATCTGGTCCTAATGGAGAAAAAGAAATTACATTTTCTACTGGACGCCGATTCCAAATAGAAAAGCAACTCGATCAAAATGAGCGCCATAAAGGCGAATGGAAAGTTATGGAATGGAATAAGCGTTCACGTGATTGGGATTGGCATGAAACATACAGCCCACAATGGCATGCGAAAGCAATGGTCATGGAACTGGGTAAATACGATTCTAAAGGCAAAAAAGTTACTGAATCTATTGAGCCGGTCAACGAAGATCCGGTACAACTCGCGCATGATGCTTCGGTAGCATTCAATGTTGCGGCTGGTATGGGAGCTATTACATATGGAGCTAATAAAACATCTAATTATTTAAAGAAAAAAATAGGATCTGCAGTACGTTCGGCCAAAGCTAATCGTAAAAGAAATAAACCGGTATTTGTTGAACCAATTGCCAGACCACGTACAATGCGTACTATTAATAATGAAAATAAAGAATTAGATAATTATAATAAGACTGGATGGGGAACTAAAGAAACTACTAAAAAATGGGTAGATAGTACTCCAGGTCAAGTTATGCCAGATGTCAAACCAACTCCAAAATCTAAAACTAGAACAAGAAAACATCCAGGTAGTGATGTATCAGACGCCGGTGGTATGGGTGAGGGTGCAGTAAAACGTGGTTTGTTACCAAGTCAAGATAAATTCGGACCAGGATTTAGTAAGGTTGATTACAGTAATGCTAAAGTAACTCCTACAACATATAAGAAAAAGCCAGATGATTTAGTTACTAAAATAAAAGGTGCTAGAAAGTCAGCTAAAGTATTGTTAAAGGGTTCAAAAAATGACTAAAACTTTATCAGAAATACTTGGTTTTGGACAACCTGCTACACCTATGACTCCGGCTGAAAAGGCTGCAGAAAGAGAACAAAAAAAGAAAAAACGTGAAGAACTGAAAAAACAGCAAGCCGCTACTCGAGAAAGAAGACAAGAAGAACTTGGTAAGAAACGCGAAGCTGAGAAAAAAGCTAAAGAAGAACGTCATGATGCCACAGTCGAAAAACGGGGAAATAGACAGGTCGAGTTAGCTAGACAAAATGCAAGTGGTGCTGTACGTAGAGCAAATGCAGCTGAAAGAAAACAAAAAAAACTTGGTGGTGTAACTACTCGAGCTGCTGTAAAAAGAAACCGCGCGCGAGTAAAATTATCTACAGCTAAAACTGCAACCGCTTATCGAACTGCTGCTAATTCAGCAAGATATCACCATGATAGAGTAAAAGCTAACTTACAAACATCGTCAACGGAGTATGATATGTCAACAATAGAAATAATTAGTGAATCATGTATGCTTGGTCTAAATGAAGATATGTATTTTAAAGTAAAGATTGAAGGGTTGCCTACGATGTATGTTAACTCTGCAAACCGTGAAGAATTAAGAAAAGATCTAGTTGGGCTTCTTCGTAATCCATCAAAAGCAGTTGGCGATATTAAAAGAGTTACACCTCAAGAAGTTAAGAAAAGACTACGGTTACGGTCGCAAGGCAAAGAGGAAGAAGAAATGAATGAAGCTCAAATAGACAAAATGAAAGTTGTTAGTAAAGGTTTTCAGGGTCGTAAAGAAGCTGAGCGTCATAATGATCACCTAGTGGGAAAGAAAAAAGCGTCAGGAAAAAGCTATGTTCACAAACATAAAGACAATAAATTTTATGTAGTTGACATAAAAGAATCATCTGTAACAAGATCTAGAATTTCTGGTGAAATGGATAAAGCAAGTGGTCGTACACAAATTGATAGAAAAAATGATTTAGCTAAAGCTGCTAAAGCTAGACAAGATTCTGAAAAAGATTTAGCAGCATTTCGTAAAAAGAATGCTAAAGTATTACAATCATCAATAGATGAAGTAACTGCAGGTGATGTAACAGCTGCATATCAAAGAGCTATGATGCACCCTCAAGGATCGCCTGAACGAAAAGAAGCAATGGATTATTATTATAGTGTAAAAAATAGACATAAACGCAATCCTATTGATGTAGGTGAAGCAACTGCAGATGTTATTAACAAATTAAAAGAATATTATACAAATGAATCTAAAGCATATTATGCTGGTCTTTCAAAAAGTACTGCTGAAAAACGTAAAGCACATTTTAATAAACATGGAAAGAAAGCAGATGATAATAATTCTGCTTATAAGCCAGCTCCTGGAGATGCTACAGCAGAGACAAAGCCATCTATTCATACTAAGAAAGCTGCAGCAATGGGCATGGGCCCAACTGATGAGGCCTGCTGGGATAGCCATAAGCAAATTGGAATGAAGAAAAAAGGTAAGAAAATGGTTCCTAATTGTGTTCCAAAAAATGAATCATACAATATAAATGAAAATAAAAAAGGTTTACAAAATAAAGCTGAAAAGTCTGGCATGCCACTTGGTGTTTTAAAGCAAGTATATAACCGCGGTATGGCTGCTTGGAAAACTGGTCATAGACCGGGTACAACTCCAGAACAGTGGGGCATGGCTCGTGTAAATTCATTTATTACTAAGTCTTCTGGTACTTGGGGTAAAGCCGATAAAGATTTAGCTGCAAAAGTCAAAAAATAAAACATAAGGAAAATTAAAATGTTTGCAAACGACAACAATGAAAAAAATATTAAAACATATGCCAATCTTTTACAAAACATAAGAGAAGGTAAAGAAGGTATTGATGAAGCTACTTCAATACCTCTTGTCCTGTCGAAGAGTGAGAAAAAAGCAGACTCAGTCTTTGGCAAGCCGAAGAATTCTGTGCACGCCAGCGCACATTTACACGCCAAAGCGATTCATACTATACTTGACCGTTACGATGCGGATCATCCGTCGAGCCGTCCGGACGGAAGTCATCTTCGTAAAGGTACTACTGAATTAGCACAATTAGAGCACCATCATAATAAACTGGCTGACATACATCAAGCGCATGCAACTCTTCACTCCATTGCCGGAAATCACGATGCGGCAGATGAACATGAGCGCATTGCGTCCGATCACCGTGGCGCTGCACATGTATCGAATCATCATGAAATGCGCTACACGCCAACCAGAAATCGTGAATCTCATGAAGAGTTTGACCATTACTCTAGCATGACCGTTAATGATGGTGATGATGCTTTAAAAAATCATCCAATTACAGCTAAAATGTTAACTAAAGTTCCAGCAGTTAAAAAATAAAACAGTAAAGCAAATGAAATGAAACCATTTAGAAAATTCATAACTGAAGAAAAACATGGCAAACTTAATGT